AGCGGTTGCCCCTGTGGATTTGAGCAAAATGGGTTTGCAAAAAATTGGCCTGCCGACAGCAATTCGCACCGGGCAACCAGCGCACGAGGCGATTGAAAAATTGGTATCGGGGTATTTGAGCAAAGGCGAATTGCGTAAAGATGACTTGTGCCTGCGTGAACTCACCGCGATTGCCCGCGAATCATTGAGCGGACTCTATCAGATCGCATCATCAAAGAATGATGACATGGCCGCAATCGCCTTTGTTAATGCGCTTCTCCGTGGTATTCACTTTTTCAGTGATGGAATACCGTTCAAAGTTCCGCAACCTGGTTACACGCTCCCGGTATTTCGCAAGCTGGCGGAAAAAAGCAGCGCATGGCCCGGAGTGTTGTCGGTTGACCATGACCAGCTAGAGGCGAACAAAAAAATTATCGCCCTGTTGCGGCTCGGCGAAAATGCCCCGCTTAATTTCAAGAAAAAGCAGTGGACGCGGAAAACGGCGGAAGTCCGCGTTGCTTTGAATCTGTTGGAACACCGGCAGTATTTATTGAGCCGCAATGAACGGATTGACCCTTACGATCCTGAAGACGGCCGATATTTTTATGACGATTCCAAATTTAAGCGCCTCGGCCCATTGACGCGGGCAAATTACGCGGCTTGGTGGAAAAAGTTTGAACCGATGTTTCTTGGTTTATACGGCAAGGATTTTGAGAACCACAAAGAGTTTTCCGGCTACTGGAAAAATTCGGTCTATCGAGGCCAGAGCAAAGCCAGGGCTTTAATCCGGCGGGACATTAAAAAAAGAATCCAACAGGCATTTCGCAGCATCGCTCCCAAATCCGCGCCCGTGTGCTAAATCGCGGTCTGTTATACCCCATGAAATATTTTTAGGTCGGCCTAATGTTGTCAACGTGCGGGGCAACGCAACTAAACCAGTTGACTCTGCACAGTTGATACCATGAGTGAATTAACATCGCAGACCGAGAAACAAAGCCCGCTGGGGGCGCGTTACGTTGATGCAGAAAAGCTGCTCGAAATCCTTTTCGATGAAGCGAGCCGTCCCAGCCTCCGTTGGATTCGGGACCAACAAAAAGCCCGGCGGCTGCCGTTTGCAAAGATTGGCCGTTTAGTCTTTTTTGATCCCGTCGCTTGTAAAGCCGCGCTCGACGCCAAAGCTGCCGGGCGGAGATGATTTCGCCGCAATCTCACCTTCGCCGAGATCAGCGGATGAAAATATCCCCTTTAGAACGGGCGCGCCGATACATTGCCAAGTGCCTCCCGGCAATCAGCGGCCAAAGCGGGCATAACGCGACATTTTATGTCGCGGCGGTGCTGGTGCATGGGTTCGCGCTTGGTGAAGCTGACGCGCTGGTGCTGTTACGGGAGTTCAATCAGCGGTGTCTTCCGCCCTGGAGCGAAGGCGAATTGATTCACAAGATCAAGTCGGCAGCGAACGCGGTTCACCTGTTGCCGCGTGGTCATTTGCTGGGCGGGGAAAATGGTAGTCCAATTTCCGCGAAACCGATGCCGCCGCCACCACCGAAGCCAAAATTTCAAAAAGATGTGCTCAAGCGCGTCGCCCGCAATGTCGCAGCCATCAAGGATGTGGTTCGTCTGCTTTACGAACGGTCGCCGGTGATGGTGGACAGGCAGGATTCGGCCAGCGTGTTGCGGCACCTTTACTCTCGCGGGTCGGGCGAAAAGATTTTGATTTTCACGGACATGAAATCCCAGGGGCAATTTCTTTGGGAAGCCGACCGGAGCGATTTTATCCAGCAGCGGCATTTGCCGACGGGCAATGATGGTGTCTGGTTTCTGCCACAACCGGTCAGCGGTGGCTTTTTCCCGAATCCCCGTTCCGACGGGAATTTATCCCGGCGGTCGGAAGAAGCGGTTTTGGCTTTTCGCTATGCGGTGCTGGAAAGCGACGAAGCGGATGCCGATGACTGGCTGCGGTGTCTGGTGCAAATGCCGCTGCGGATTGCGTGCATTTGCGAGTCGGGGAAGCGGTCAATTCATGCGCTGGTGCGGCTGGACGCGGCGAGCAAGGCTGATTGGGATCGGCTCATGGCGCCAATCAAGCCGGTTCTAATAACGCTCGGCGCGGACCGGGGCGCTTTGTCCGCCGTCCGCTTGTCCCGGCTGCCACAAGCGATGCGTGGCGAACGTTGCCAGCGGTTGCTGTATTTGAATCCGCGACCAACCGGGCAACCGATTTTTCAGCAGGCAATGCCACCAGCCTGCTACGCGCAGACAATGGGGGGAAAGGAACCGGCCCATGAATGAGTCACCGATGGACGCGGTAAGTTATTGGGCGAATGAGAATGGCATTACCGCTGTGATGGACTCGCCACCGGTGCTGGATGTAAACGCCGCCAAACGGCTGGATGAGCTGGTTGCATACGCGCCAAACGACCCTTCCGAATTGTTGCGTAATCGGTTTTTGTGCCGGGGTGCTGGCTTGCTGCTGGTCGGCCCAACCGGCATTGGCAAAAGCTCGTTGTCCATGCAGGACATGATTCTTTGGGCTTTGGGGCGGGAGTCGTTTGGAATTGTGCCGACACGTCCACTGAAATCTTTGTTGATTCAGGCGGAGAATGACGATGGCGATCTGGCCGAAATGCGCGATGGCGTCATCGCGGGTTTGAATCTGACGGATGCCGAAAAAGAAATGGCGATGTCAAATATCTTCGTGGCTCGTGAGGACGTGCGGACGGGCTGGCAATTCTTCACGGAAACTGTGCGTCCCCTGCTCACCGAGCACGAGCCTGACTTGTTGTGGATTGACCCGGCGCTGTCTTATCTCGGCGGGGAAGCCAATTCTCAAAAGGATGTCGGCGGCTTTCTGCGGAACCATTTGAATCCATTGCTGCGGGAATTTAAGTGCGGCGTGGTGGTGGTGCATCACACCAACAAACCGCCGGCAGGCCGGGAAAAGCCGGACTGGAGCGGTGGCGATTTCGCCTATCTCGGCGGCGGTTCGGCTGAATGGGCGAATTGGGCGCGGGCAATTCTCGCCGTGCGCAGCCTGGGTTCGCATTCGGTGTTTGAACTGCGGGCGGCCAAACGCGGCGGACGGCTGGGGTGGACGGAAGCGGACGGCGAAACGAAAACCTTTACCAAGCTGATTGCGCACGCAAACGAGCCGGGCGTGATTTGCTGGCGGGAAGCTGATCCGTCGGAAAGGCCGGAAACGAAGAAAATCAAACGGATTTACACCAAAGCCGACATCCTGCCGCATGTGCCAACGGACAAGCCGATTACCAAGGATGCGCTCCGTTCCAAGGCCAACGGCGCGGGCATCGCGTTCGGCAAGTTCAATCCATTGATTGCCGAATTGGTTGAGGATGGTTCGCTGTTTGAATGGTTTGAAAAGCGGCCGGGAACGAATCCGAAAAAGTCCCTTGCCCGTTTTCCACAACCCGAAACCACACTGATCAAATGAGACACCTACACGGAGACTTAAACGGGCAAAAACAGCGTTTATGTCTGTCGTTCGCGTCAGACCAGAGACACGCACACGGCCCCTATGTAATAGGGGCGTGTGTCAGTGTGTCTGTCGGTCGTTGGGATTGAATTTATGAGTCTCGCGTTTGAACAACAGCCACGCGAAAGCGCAAAGGCATTTGCCGCCTTCAGCTTGTATTTGAATCTTGGGCCGCAACGGTCAACCGCAGCGGTGGCAAGCAAGTTAGCAAAGAGTGAACAGCTTATCCGGCGCTGGTCGGCAAAATTTGCTTGGACTGATCGCGTGGCGGCGCACGCCGCACACTACGCCATCATCGAGCGCGAAGCGGTCGAGGCCGTGGCGCGGAGCAAGGCGGCGGAATGGGAGAAACGCGAAACGCAGTTGCGCGAAACCGAATGGTCAATGCACGAAGCGGCGATTGCCGCCGCGAAACGCGGGCTGGCAGCATACATGGAAAAGGACAAGGTTTATGCCAACCTCGCGGACATTGCCCGGATGCTGGAAATTGCCAGCAAACTTGGCCGGCTGGCGACGGGGCTGGACAAATCCAACGGCGAAACGGCGGATGAGCCGCAAACGCTGCGCGTCGAGGTCACGGTGGCGCTGGAAAAAATCTACGGGCAGGCGGAGCCTGCACCAGCCGGGGGGATCGTGGACGTGCAAACCGTGCCGGTGTTGCCGGAAAAGACCGCATGACGCCTTGGGAACGATATTTTCTGGCCGGTCGCCGCGCTGGCTGTCCGATGGGACAGATGGACAGGTTTGCCAGCGCCGACGTGATTTTGCAGGAGCGGCAACTGGCGGCGTCCGCTGCGGCGCGGCTGTGCGATGCAGCGGATGGGCCGATGGCCATCGGTTACGGCGGCGCTCGTGGCGGCGGGAAATCTCACTGGCTGCTGGCGCAAATGGGGGCGGATGATTGCCAGCGCGTGCCGGGCTTGAAATGTCTGCTGCTCCGCAAGGTCGGTAAGGCGAACTTGGAGCATTTCGAGGATTTGCGCCGCCGGCTGTTTGGGCGTTTGAACCACGAATTTTCCGCGTTTCGTGGGATTCTGTCGTTTGCCAACGGGTCGCGGATCATCGCCGGTCATTTTCAGAACGAAAAAGACATTGATGCCTACCTCGGCCTGGAATACGACGTGATTGGCATCGAGGAAGCAACCACGCTCACCGCGAGAAAATACCAGGACATTTCAACCTGCTGCCGCACGAGCAAATCAAACTTTCGTCCGCGCATATATTCGACCACGAATCCCGGCGGCGTCGGACACAATTGGTATCGGGCAAAATTCATCGTGCCTTTTCAGGAAAAAAACGAGACGGAAACGCGATTCATCCCGGCGCGGGTGACGGATAACCGCTGGAACAATCCCGAATATGTCCGCGTGCTGGAAAATCTCACCGGCTGGCAGAAACGGGCGTGGCTGGATGGCGATTGGGACATTGCCGCCGGACAATTTTTCACGACGTTGCGCCGTGATGTTCACGTCGTCGAGGATTTCGACGATTCGCGGGCGGTGGAGTGGTTCGCGGCGATGGATTATGGCTTTGCCCATTACACCGTCGTCCTGCTTGGTTGTCGCGACGGCGACGGGAACATTTTCATCGTGGACGAACACGCGGAGCGGCTTTGGCTGCCGCAACGTCACGCGACGGCAATCAAGGCGATGCTGGCGCGACACAAAATCGGCGAGCGCAAACTTGGACTCGACGATTTGAAGCGGTTCGTGGCAGGCGCGGATGTATTTTCACGCCAGAGCGACGGCACCACGATTGCCGCGCAATACGCAACACTCGGAATCTCGCTGCGCTGCGCGAACACGGATCGCGTGAACGGTTGGGCGGAAATTCTGACTCGCTTTGGCGATGTCGAGGCCGGGATTCGCCCGACACTTTTCATTCACAAGCGATGCGGTCGCCTGCTGGAAACTTTGCCCGCGTTGCAACATGATCCGAACCGGCCCGAAGATGTTTTGAAGGTGGATTGCGACGAGGATGGCATCGGCGGCGATGACGCGGCGGATGTCCTACGCTACATGGTGGCGACGAAATCGCGGACGGTCACGCAACGGAAGTTGCGGGGATTGTGAGGCATGGAGTCCAGTGGGCTTACCCTTTGGCGGTGGAGTCAAAAATAATGCTAAAGAGTGTTGACATTATTCCGATTAGGAATATATTACGCGCCCATGTGGCAACTGGAGCCAACAACGCAGTGGGAGCGCGACAAGAAGTGGTATGAGAAGAAGCGTCCCGACGAATTGGCCGGTGTGCTCTACAATCTCAAACGCTATTTTGCTCAACTCAATGCTGCGCCGAATCCAAAAGCGATAATGGCTGGATACATCCACCCCGAGCCAATGGGCGTGGTGGCGCTGGAACAGCATGGCGGCAAGAATTTGCAGGAAACCCGCCTTTATCTTTTTCCAGACGAGGCCCAAAACGTGCTGTATATTATTACGATTGGGAATAAAGACGAGCAACCGTCCGATGTCCAGTTTTGCAAAGAATTTGTGGAAGAACTGAAAAAGAGTCAACAAACCGGAGGATAACATGAACACTGAACGCGAGAAAAAGACGGCGGCAAAGCCCACAGGCCGGCGCTACGGCTCGGTTGAGGATTTGCTGATTGGCGAAGAGGTGTCCCCGGCTGTGCGGACCAAAGTTGCCGAATATGACCGCGAAACGCGGGTGATCCAGAATCTGGTGGAAATGCGGCAGGCGGCTGGTTTGACCCAACAGCAACTGGCGGACAAATTGGGCAAGACCCAAAGCGCCATTTCCAAGCTGGAAAGCGGGACGGACCTGGAATTAACCATCCGTGAACTGGCAGAATATGCCACGGCCACCGACCAAGCCTTCGGCCTGAACTTTGGCAAACCACTCAACCATGTGGAAGCGGTGAAACTCCATGCCTTTGGCATCCGCGAGCATCTGGAATCGCTGGCCAAACTTGCGCACAAGGATGCGGAAATCGAGCAAGCCATTCAGGGATTTTTTGGCGAGGCATTTTTCAACATTTTGATCATCTTGGGTAAATGCCAGCAAGGAATGCCAAATGGTAGCAAGGATGCGCCCGTGCGCTTCCGCATGATCAGCCAGCAAAGGCAACCGAAACCGACACCCAAACCGCCGGGATTGGTGACAGTGTAAGTTCCCAATGATTGGCTGGCTGCGCGGCGAGCCAACGGCGAAGCCGCGAAAAAATTTGGCGCACGGTTGCGAATCGTGCGCCATTTTTTCAATCCTCGTCCGGCATCATTACGGTGATGGCGGGTTGCGCGTCGTCAATGTCGAGCGGGCCGCATGTGGCAATCAATTTGATAAGGCGGGAATGCTGATTGTCGTTGCGGACATACAGCGCAACGGGGATGCGGTCGCAACCTGGGCGGCTGCGAAGGATTCCGAAACGGAGCATCCAGACAATATCCCAAAGGCGTCCGGCTTCATCCTGCCCGGTCACGCCTTCCGGCACGGTGACGTAAGCATCAAAAACCGTCCGGGTGATGAAAACCGGAAATTTGATTCCAGCTTCCTGCGCGGTCTTGGTCACGTCAACCTGCACGCCGTCGGCGACGGCCTGCGCTCTGGTATAACTGTAAATGACTTCGCCAAAAGGCGATTCGTTTTGGTTCGTATTCATGGTGTCAGTGATTCAGGCGATTAAGTTTTCGGGCTTCCCGCTTGGCGCGGGCTTCGGCTCGTGCGTGCCAGTCGGCCAAAGTGCGGAACACACTGGCGAGCGGTGCGCGGTAGGTGGTGCGGGTGCGCTCAAGTCGCATCCCGATTACGTCACCGGGTTCCAGTGAAACGACAATGCGCTTGCGATAGTGCGCGAACTGGTCACAGGAACGGCGGCGGATGGTTTTGTGCAAATCAGTCATGGGAATTTATGGTTGTGAAGAACGCGGCCTGCCCTGCTTCCGCCTCACGGCGTCTCTCCGCTGCCTCGGTCTGCTCGCGGGCGATGCGCTCGCCGTCCAGCGAAACCTCGGCAAACAGATTGAACGTGTCCGGCGTGAAACCGAACTCATGCTGCGGAATGGGCAAGCGGCGTTTGCTTCGTTTCATGGTGATTTCAGATTTGAGATTTGAAAGAGGCGGCGGGCAGCGGACTGCCCGCCCTACCTCACGGTGAATCAGGCAGCCTTTTGGTCGGCGGGGAAATAGCTGGCGTATTTCTCGTGCGGGTCTTGGAAACCGCGCAAGCGAAACGCTCCGCAAGGGTGCTGCCATGCCTGCCGCTCGCGGTTCCAATGGAAACCAAGCTGCGCCAACATCTGCCGCAACTCCGGCGCGGGCGTCTCGCGGAACGTCACCCAAACCCACTTGCCGACAACCTCGGCGAGATTGAACAAACCCGAATTGCTGATTTTCAAAAGCTCCAAAACCTTCGCGGTGGGCAATGTCCGGTTCTTCTTCCGCGCTTCCGTGTCAATCGGCAGGCGATTGTCTTTCTTCTCCACTGGCGCAACTGCGCCCGGTGCTTCCGGTGTCTTGCTGCTGCTCAACTGTGCGGATCTGCTCCCGAGCCCTGATTTTTTATTTGTATTTGTTTTCATGGTCTTTTTTTTTCTGCTCTGCTGTGCGTCTTCTGTCCGTCGCCCTTCACAAATTCAGGCCGTGCAGGCGGGGCTTGTCCGTGGAAGTGCTCTTCAGAAGGAGCCGCGAGACACCCCCGCTGGAACGGCCTTGTGAGGGTGACGGCGAGAAACGCTGAGCAGAAAAAGCCGGACCTGAAAACTGGCAGGCCACCTGTCTTTAGCGCAGCCCCCTGGGGATGGAGGGGGCGAGCATCCGGGGTGGGCGGGGGATTTCGGGGTTGCAGACCCGGCCCAATATCAATTCCGGCGGAGCGGCGGCGTTGGCGTGAAGGATGCCTGCGAACTGGCGCACTGACTGCCCGCACGAGCGCGAAGGTGCGGAATAGCAGTCAGCGTGACAGTGAAGCAGCCGGATGGGACACAAGACGCAGTTATATCTCAATGAACCGGGCCGTCGGCGCGGAGGGTCTCGCGGGAGACGGCGGGGACCCGTTTGCCGAGGGTCACGCGCCAGCGGGACACGGCAAAAAGGGGCGGCTTTGAATATAACTGCTCTTGTGTTCTGTCCGGGAAAGCAAAGCCGACACCCAGCCTCGCAACGAAGTGAGAAGCGTAGTGTCGGCTGTTCCCTCACGCCAACGCCGCCGCAAAGCCAGCGTTCACTTTGCCGGGTCTGCCGGAGTGACCCCGTCACCTGCAACCAGGCTTCGGCGCGCCAGCGCGAAGCCAACAAATCTGACTCTTCGACGGCAGAGCGGAGTGCGCGGGCTGCGACGCGATGGGTGCATGGGCGCGCTCGGCAGACCTGCACGCAGCCTGGCGGCGAAGTGTCAGACCAATTTGGTTTTATCAGTGAGGTCGGCCACTTTTCCGAACGGCGAAACGGAGCGCCAGCGTAGTGTAGCGGTCGGAAAATGGCCGTGCTCACGGTTATTGCTGATGTCTTTGGCCGGGCGAAGCCTCGCGGCCATATTGCTTGTCCTCGGCGACAGGCGGAGCCTCGCGCCGTATTGCTGCCGGTGTCTTGCCCGCGAGCAACGACTCGTGGGCTATTGCTGGTCTTGGCCGATATGCGGAGCATCGCGGCCTCTGGAATCATTTTTCCGGGGGCGCACGACGTTTTCTGACTGTCTCGCCAGTTTGCGGCCGTCGGAACGAAGCGATAGCGCTCCGCCGTTGTTTGCGGATCGCGGCAGCGGAGTGGAGCGGGTGCAAAGCTGGCGAGTCAGTCATCGTGCGCGGGCGGAACCGTGCCGATGCTTGGCGCGTCGGGAGTGGTTCGGCGCTTGCGCCTGGCTGCGACCAAGCGCAAGTGTCGGCTCGGTGACGCCGGGCTGTTTGCTTTTCCCCAGCGAGGAGCGTTAGCGACGAGGTTTCGATGCCTGACACCGCGCCTAAAACCATTCGCCAACCTGAACGGTTGGAATGCGCGAAAGACATTCGATTACCTGCGACGTTCGACGCGTGCGCGGTGTAGCGAAAGGCACGCCGGGAGTGACGTTAGGACTAACCAAAGATGGCGTGCCGGTGCTGGCGTAGGGCTGCGTTAGCAGCCCCGCCAGCATGAGCGTCAGGCATCCGCGCACGCGGCGGTGACGTTCGCAAATGGAAACCGTGATTGGTTGCGCGGTTCGTATTGGTTGAGCGCGTAGTGGGTCAGGGAACGAAGCGCGAACTAAATTTTCTGTTGAGCAACGCGAACCAACTTTGTCTTTGAAGGACGAACGAGTTCCAATGCGCGTTGAAATTGCGGGCGACGAACGACTTCATCTGGTTGCGTGTGTCGAATTGAATAAACGGAACGAGCGCCGATGAGTGCAAAAAAACAATTCCGAGCTGTTAGGAATGAAGTTCGGCAAGAATAGATTCAGGATGTTCCACATTGTGCAAAAGTATTCCGAGCATAAGGCGGATGGAAAAGCGAACGCCTTCGCGTTCCGTCAGAATAGAATTTAACAAGATCGGGCTGTCCTTTGAGTAGTCAGCCGGAAAATTGATTGTGACGTAAATCATCTCCTTTGTTGTCGGATCATAAAAACGATATTTGATTTCGGGTTTACCCTCGAACTCTGTCAAGAACTTGTGGATTTGGCCCTTTCTTTCCCAAGTAGCGAGTTGTTGGTTAATCGTCACGGAATCCCAAGAGTCGAACAGTGGAAAATGCGCGAGCAGATGACGGACAAATGAAAATAACCGTTCGCCAAGTTCTTGCTCAACCGGACGCGCTTTCCCTTTGGCGTCGAGTATGTATTGCAAAGGTTCATACTGGATGAGTTCGGAATACACGGCGAAAATATCCTTTATGCGTTGAAAACGATGCAATGGCGACTCCCCCCAAAATGTTTTAGACTCAATCTCTTTGAAAAGATCAATGAACCGGCCATAGGCGAGGTTGAGGAATGCCTGTTCAGCGGGATTGGGTTTCAGGTCACTCATAAATAATTGTGCAAAGTAATTACCACATAAGTTGAAATTCGCCACTCCTATCTGGATTTGTCGCACATCATGGGATTCGGCTGGCTGCGAAACTGCTCAAGACTGCTGGCGGCGCAGACTGGCGAAATACTGCCGGTAGGTGCAAGTGCGGACGTGACGAATGACGCGCTCCGAACTGACGAGAAGCAACCAACGCAAACGCAACCAGCGACGAAAACCTGCTGGCTGCCCGCGCAAGCTGAACAGCGCAGACAGGCAACGAACCTCATACGCGGTGTAACGAATGTGAGAACCCGCGACTGCGGGCGGGGCTGTGATGTAGTAGGTGCGTGCCATACACTTTTTCATGATGGCACGCACCTACTACGTCACGGCCACGCCGCGAGTGCTGCACATGGCTGCGAGCGGCGAAAACCGTGGACAGCCCGAAGGTTCGTCACACTAACTTTGCCTTTTCCGAAGCGAAGTGGCAGCTCGATGGCAGATCAGCAGCAGGCGTGACAGCCCTGTGTTGCGCCTGCGGCAGGGCTGGCACGACTGATGCCTGCCGGCGAGCGAACGAAGCGTTGTGGTGGTTGCTGGTGGACATCGGCAACGGAATCTTGCGAGTTGTCTTGGCCCGTGGGAAATTGTTGTCCATGTGCGCCCGTTACACATTCACGCGTGAGGAAATGGAATTTGTGTCGCGGTTTGGCGGCACCTTGTTCCGTCTTTTCTTTGCTCCGCGTTTCAACATTGCACCGTCGCAGCGAGCGTCAGTCGTGTTGGTTGAAAACGGGAAGCTGGTTCAACGCGACATGCGATTTGGATTCAAACCAGTTTGGGCAAAAACGCTGCTGATTAATGCCCAGGCTGAAACGCTCGCGCAGAAGCCGACGTTCAAAAAGGCATTGGAAACGCAACGCTGTTTGATTCCCGCTGATGGATTTTACGAATGGAGGCAAGCCGGTACGGTTAAGCAGCCGATGCGAATCATGTTGAAAAGCGGCGAGCCATTTTGTTTCGCCGGTTTGTGGCATCGGGAAATCAAACCGCCAGACCCGGATGAGACGGTGGTGAATGATGTTGATGAAGAACCGCCGGCCAGCCGTGTTGTGGATTCGTTCGTGATCATCACGACGGCAGCGAATGATTTCATGCGGCCGATACACAACCGTATGCCATTCATCGTCAGTCCTACGCATTACGATTGGTGGATGGACGTTGCACCGCAAAATTCTTTGCACAAATCCGTCCTCGAAAGTCCCGCGCAAGAAGAGTTGTCAGCTTATGCGGTCAGTTCGCGAGTGAACAATGCGCGAATTGATGATGTGGAATGCACGAAACCTGCCTGAAAAATTGGGGGTTGGGGGGCGGGGAGGCGAATCCGTCAAATTATTTTTTTGCTGTGTGCTAACATCTGGTTGCATCGCCGGTTGGCTTCATGCAGCTAGGTGTCTCATGTTTCCGGGTCGCTGAATAAGGCGTCAAAAAGCCGTGCTATGGTGCGGCGATGCCGGTTGATTCAACCCATCCTGATTACGACGCCAACCTCGTTGCGTGGCAACGTGCGCGTGATGTTTTTGCCGGTGAGGATGCCGTCAAAGCCGCAGCGGAAAAATATCTGCCGCGTTTGGATTGCCAGGACGACAAGGAATATCTCGCCTACAAAAATCGCGCCTCCTTTTTCAACGCCTCCGCCCGCACAGCGGATGGCTTCGTCGGACTGATTTTCCGTCGTGATCCAACTTTCAAACTGCCGGATGGAAAAACCGGGGTGGCTGCTGCCCTTTCAGAATTTGTCGAGGATGCCGACATGTTGGGGACCAGTCTGGCTGCCTACACGAAAAAACTGGTCACGGAAATCATCAACGTTGGCCGTGCCGGCACGCTTGTAGATTGGAACGCGGAAGCGGAGCAACGCGCCTACGCTGTCGCTTACAACACTGAAGACATCATCAACTGGCACACGGAACGGGTCAATGGGCGCAACGTGCTTACGCTGGTCGTGCTTAAAGAAGTCAGCCAGATGCCAATCGCTGAAACTGATCCCTTTGAGCCGGAAGAAATCCAACAACTTCGCGTTCTGAAACTCGTTCCGCCGCAAACCACGGCTGACAATGCAAAGGCCGACTGGTCTTACCAGGTTGAAATCTGGCAATTCCTTGCCGACGGCCAAAATGCAAGCGGCGTGTCGAAGCGCGGCAAACGTAAATGGAAGCTGGTGGACACCCTGACGCCGCTTCGCCTTGGCAAACCGCTGCCGTTGATTCCCTTTGTTTTTCATGGTCCGCGCCATTCCCTGCCGGAAGTGGATAAGGTTCCATTGGCTGACATCATCGCCGTCAATCTCAACCATTACAGGCTCACCGCCGACTATCTGCATGGAATGCACTTCACCGCATTGCCGACGGCGTGGGTCAGCGGTTTTGATAAAAATTCCTCACTTCGCATTGGCTCCAGCACCGCATGGGTCGCGGAAACGCCCGGCGCGACAGCGGGGTTCCTGGAATTTACCGGCCAAGGTCTGACGACTTTCGAGCGGGCGATGGATCGTGACGAGCAATTGATGGCCGTGCTTGGCACGCGAATGCTCGAATCGCGGAAGCGCGTCGGCGAAACCGCCGCGGCCATTGAACTCCGGCAGAGTGGCGAAAATTCGATTCTGAACACTGTTTCGTTAAGTGTCAGCGCGTCGCTGACGCAAGTGCTGCGTTGGGTCTATTGGTGGAACTCGACCGAGCCGATTCCTGACGCCATTGGTCCCGATCGTGTCCTCGCCAGCCTGAACACGGATTTCAGCATCACCGGAATGTCGTTTCAGGAAATCACGGCGTTGGTCGCCGCGTGGCAGGCAGGCGCCATCAGTCAGGACACAATGCTCGATCTGTTCCGTGCCGGTGAAGTCATCGCGCCTGGCCGCACGAATGAGGAAGAAATCAAATTGCTTGCCAGCGAGAGGCCAGCGAAGCCGCCGGTCGCGGTCAAACCGCCGGTATCAGCGGCGGCGACTGCAAAACCTGAACCGATTACCTGATTTATGGCCCTGAAATTCAAATACGCAACAAAGCAGGAAATTCCTGCTGAACATCAATCCCTTTATGTCGAGCGCGACGGCGCTTGGACATTGGACGCCGATGGTGTCGTGGACAAATCCAAACACGAGGAATTTCGCGCCAACAACATTGCGCTTGCCAATCAACTGAAACGATTTGAAGGCATTGATCCTGACGCCGTGCGTCAGCTTGAGGAAGACAAGCGCAAGCTGGAAGAGGCGCAACAGTTAAAGGCTGGCGAAGTTGAAAAGGTAATCGAAGCACGTCTGAAAAATGCACGGGCGGAATGGGACAAACAGCATGGCGTCGTGGTTGCTGAACGCGACGCGCTGCATGGCCGCCTGTCGGCGATTCAAATTGATCAAGCCGTGGTGAATGAAGCCACGAAACGCGGACTGCGCCCGACTGCAATTCCTGACATCACGGCGCGGGCGCGAATGACTTTCAAACTGGTGAACGGAGTTCCCCAGGCTTTTGACGGCGACGGCCAGACAGCCCGCACGGGCAAGGATGGCGTGTCGCCGATGACTTTGGCCGAATGGGTGGATGCGTTGGTGTCCGATGCACCGCACTTGTTCGAGGCAAACGCTGGTGGCGGTGCCGCCGGCTCCGGCTCCGGTGGGGCTGGCAACCGGTCTGTGAAGAATCCATTCCGCAAGGAAAGTTGGAATCTCACGGAGCAAATGAAATTGCAGAAATCCGATCCGCAACTGGCCGCACGATTAAAGGCGTCAGCGTAAGGGTCGCAACCGAATTATTTACTTATGGCTAAAACACAATTGGCAGACATCATCGTGCCGGCACAGTTTGCCGGTTACGTCTTGCAGCGCACGGCGGAGAAATCCGACCTGTTTCAATCCGGCATTGTCGTGCGGACGCCGGACTATGACGAGCGCGCCGCGCAAGGCGGCACGCAAGTCAACATGCCGCATTGGAATGACCTGACCGGCAACCGGCAACCGCTCTCGGACTCGGCCCCGCTGGTTCCGGCCAAACTGGTTGCTGACCAGGACATTGCCCGCATTCACAATGACGGCAATGCGTGGTCGTGGAATCATCTGGCAACCGTGGTTGCCGGTGATGATCCGGCGCTGGCGCTGGCGAACTTCCTCGCGGACTACTGGAATCGCCAGAATCAATACATGCTCATCAGCTCGCTCAAGGGTGTGTTCTCGGCAGCTTCGATGGCGGGCAACCTGTTGGCGATTCAGAGTGAAAGCGTAGCCACCCAGACGGCTGCCACGCGCTTGAACGGCGCAACCTTCGTGGATGCGACGCAGCGCCTTGGCGACCGTGGCGACCGGCTGGTGGCCGTGGCGATGCACTCGGCGGTCGAGGCCGCGCTGCGGAAGCTCGACCTGATTGACTTCATCCCGGACAGCCAGGGTGAAGCGCAAATCCGCACGTTCCAAGGCCGGCGCGTCATCGTGGATGATGGCTGTCCTTCCCGCAACGGCACGACGGATGGCACGGTTTACACGTCTTACCTTTTCGGTCCCGGTGCATTCGGCATGGGCTTCGCCGATCTGAACGGCGCGCCCGTCGAGGGTGGTCACGGCACTGAAGGTTGCGAAACGGCCCGCGATGCGCTGAACAGCGACACGTTCCTGGTCAACCGTCGCCGGTTCATCATGCACCCTCGCGGTGTGAAATTCACCAGTGCGAGCGTGGCGGGCGCAAACCCGACAAACGCGGAGTTGGAAACGGCCGCAAATTGGGTGCGCGTTTGGGAAAAC